GCACAATTGGTTCGGGTGCGTCTATCTATAACGCTATGGCTCCTCGCAGCGCTGCTGGCGGTGAAGTTAAAGGCTACGCCAAGGGCGGCATCATGTCTTATGACATGGGCGGTGAAGTTGAAGAGCAGCTTGAAAGTATGGACGAAAAAGGTTTGGCAACACAAGCTAAAGAATCTTCTAGCCCATCTATTCGTAAAATGGCGCAACGTCTGCTACGTGAACGTCAGATGGGTAATAAACCACAAGGTACAGGTCCTATGGGCGTGCAGTATCAAGCTGCTCAGCCACAGATGCCTAGCTATGCTCCCGGCGGTATTGTTGCATTCCAAACAGGTGGCGGCGCAAAGAGCGCTATTGAAGAAGGCGGTGAAGAAGACGCCAAGCTTGACATGGAGAAACGCCTTGCCATGCCCCCTTCAACAACTCCACCTCCCGGTGGCATTATGGGCGCAACTGTTCAGCCAGTAACGCCTGTCCCTGCTGCCCCTCAAGTTAATCGTGCGCTACAGCAATCCCCCGATATTCCTGCCTTTATGAAAGCTGAGTATGCAGAGGCAGAAAGGCGCAAGAATGCTCCTCTATCAGAATTTATGGCAGAGCGTCAAGCAGCTATGCGTGAAGCGGGTGTGGCGGATATATCGGAAGGTCAGCAAAAACAACGTGCTGAATTGATGGCTGAAAAAGCTAATATGGCTGACGAAAAAGAACGTCAAAGACATTTGCGCTTGGCTGAGTTCTTTGCATCGTGGGGATCAACCCCTGGCCCAACACTTGTTGCTGGTATGAACGCACTCAAGCAATCTGTGCCCGGCATTATTTCTGATGAGAAAGAACAGAAGAAAGCGCGCCGTGAGATTGACAAGTCTATCGCTGATTTAGATAACGCTACACGCCTTGAGAAGCGTGGTGAAGTTGATGCAGCCATGGCGCTCAAACTTAAAGCTGCTGAAGACATGAAAGCGCTAAACACTAAGTTTATTGACTATCAATCACGTCGTGAGAGCGATGCATCATCTTTTGCAGCATCTAAATATAACGCTGATATGCAGTTCCGTAGTGAGCAGCTTCGCGCTAATACTGCGCGTCTTGATAGGGCTGCTCGACGCGAGACCGATGCTGATTCCAAGGCTTTTGGTCAATATCAAACAGCAGCGCAGCAGGAGCAACGCTTGATTTCTAAGATTGCTGACCAGGCAAAGATGTTTGAAAAAGATTACGCCACAATTAAAACGGCTGAAATGAACGCGGGCGCTAACGATGGCAAAATGAATCCTGCGCTTGTACCGGGCTATGAAGCAGCTAAAAAGAAAATTGCCGATCAAGAAGCAATTTGGACTAAGCAAAAAGAACAAGCTGCTCGGGATACTGACTTGGCTTACGGGCGAGTACGTATTAACCCACAGGCGGCTAAAGACTATACTAAGCCTAGCGCTGCTCCCGCAGCTCTAGCTCCTGCAACTAGTGGCCCAATTTCTGGTGAATTCTCTGCTCCAACACAGGCTCACATTGCTGCTTTAAAAGCAAATCCTACACAGGCAGCGGCATTTGATGCTAAATTTGGACCCGGCGCGGCAAATGAATATCTAGGAAAATAAGATGGCTAATTTTTTCGATCAGTTTGATACTGTTAGTGAAAAAGAAAAAGAGCCATCTAAAAACTTCTTTGATCAGTTTGACGAGAAGCCTAAAGAAGCGCCTAAAGCTGCGGCTCCCGCCCCTGCAGAAGACAAAGAGATGTTCCCGCTCTTGCGTCAAACTGCTGACGTACCGCTCAAGGTTAGCTCTGGTGTAGTAACTGGTGTCCGCATGGTCGCTGACGCATTTGGCGCGGATAGTGGCGTAGGTCAAAACCTACGTGGCGTAGAAGATTACATCGCTGGTCTGTATAGCGCGCAGTCTAAGAAGGATAGCAAAGAAATCAGCCGCATCATGAAAGAAGCGGAAGACAAAGGCGTCCTTGATCAAGTTATAGCTGCAGCAAAAGCGTTCTCCGTTGCCCCTGTAGACATGCTTGCCAACGCGCTTGGTACTAGCGCCCCCGCTATTGCTACTGGCTTGGTAGCTACCCTTGCTAGTGCTCCTGCTTTAGTTGGTTTAGGTATTACTGGTTTGACTGGCGCATTGATGGGCGCGGGTACGGTTAAAGGCTCTATCTATGAAGCCACTAAACAAGCGCTCGCTGAGAACACCAATATGTCTCCCAAGGAGATTGAAGCCCGCGCGGTTCTTGCGCAAGAATATCGCGGTCAAAACTTAGATCAAATTTTGATGGGCGCTGCGATAGGCACAGTCGGCGCTCGAACAGGCGTCGAACCAGCTCTTGCACGGCAGCTTGCAAAAGGTATTGCTACTAAAGAAGCTGTTAAAGAGGCAGTTAAACAGAACGCTGCAAAAGAAACCGCCCTTGCCGCTGAACGTGGTGTGATAAAACAAGGCGCTATCACCGCTGGTAAAGAGCTTGCCACTGAATTCCCTCAAGGCGCTCAAGAACAGTTGGCGCAAAACATTGCGCTGCAACGTGAAGGCCTTGATGTTCCCACTATGCGCGGTGTGGTTGGTCAAGGTGCGTTAGAAGGTCTTGCTGGTCTTGGTCTGGGCGCTGTGACAGGTGGACGCGAAGCGGCTAAAGCTAGACGTGAGTTGGCTGAAGATGCTACTAGAGGTGGCAATATCTCTGGTCAGTTCACTACTGACAAAGAAGAAGTCCAGCGTGCTGGCGTAGGCTTTAGCAAAGAGAGCGCTGACTTGTTAATGCCAGCCACTGATGCGACAGGCAAACCTCTTGTTGCCGACGTTACTCCTCCTGAAATTACTGAAGTTCCCGCGCCACCTGCGGCTACAACAAAGAAAACTAAAGCTGAACCAATTAAGCCTGAAGACGTAACGCCTGAGTCTGTTCAAGCGGCTAATGATTACATCGCCAAGATTGATAGTGGTGAAGCTATTAAACAATCTGATTACCGTAAAGTTGCGGCGTCGCTTGGCGTTAAGATTCCCTTTGGAACAAAGAATGCTGATGGCGTTGAACTTATTAGAAACCACCTTGCACAACAAGGAGCACCTGATGTTACAGGAATTGACACACAAGCAGGTGGAGCAGGCCCTGGAATGGCTGCACTCACCGACCAAAGCCAGACCGCCACAGGAGCTACTGGATCTGAATCCCGTGGAATGGTATCTACTAGAACAGATGCTGGGACAGATTTGGATGGAACAAAGCAGCAGCCCTCTGCATTAAGTCCGGTAGCGCAAAAAGTTATTACGCAAGAGTTTAATGACGGAGCTACTGCTGCTGAGCTTGTTACTAAATACGGCACGACTCCCGAGCTAGTTGCCAGCATTGATACGCTCGTTAAATCTTTATCACCTCAAGGAACCACAAGTGGCACTACGACCTCTCAAGCCAAGCAAACAGCGCCGCAAGGACAAGCGGCAACAACTCCCGCAGGACCAGTAAACCTTGGCGATCTTGCGCCTGAAATTCAAGAAGACATTATGTCTCGTAGAGATGCTGTCTATGAAATGCTGACTGATGGGTCAAGTGAAAAGAAAATTGCTAACGCTTATAAGGCGCTGAACAAGCTGGAAGAAAGCCTTGGTTTAGATCTGTCTAAGCCGTCTACGCTTAGCGCTAAGTCTAATGAGCAGCCAGCCTATCAAGGTACTGACCTGCAAGAAGCGCTTAACCTTGCTGATCAATACGAGAAACAAGATGAGCAGGAAAGAGAAACCGCTTATCAAGAATCGTTAGGTAAAGGCGAGTCACGCTACGATCAAAAAAATCTTCCTCCAAACACTGAAGAAAACTATGACGCTGTAGCAGAAGAACTTAATGCAAAAGCTGAAACAGCAAATGCCACGCGCAGTGAACTTACTAAGAGAGCAGAAGATTTAAATAAACAGCACCGTGAAGCTGCGGCTGAAGCTCAGCGTATTGAAGACGCTATTGACGAAGCTGAGCGTAAAGGCGATCAAAAGAAATTAGACGCGTTGCGCGAACAAGAGAATGAAAATAACCGCCGTGAAAGCGATCTGCTTGGTGAATTAGTTGATGCGCAAGCAGCACTACAAGCGCATGGTCCAGTACAGAATAAACTTAAAGCTTGGTACAAACTAGACTCCGCAGACAAAGATCTGTATTTTGGTTATATCAAGGGCAACACCCCTGCTGAACATCGTCAAGCTGCCGCTGCATTATTAGATGCGAAGAACAAAGCTGGTGTTAAGTCTCGTGAAGGTGAAGGCACTATGAATGCAGCGGAGAAACGCTCCGCGCAGAACTACGAACAGAATCGTGCTCAGATGAGCAAAATATTTGGCGTTCAGTTTCCAATATGGGAGCGTTTATCAAATGCTGCAAAAGCAGTCTACCTCAGACAGATTGTCAACAACGCTGGCTTACAACAAGATGTAGCTTTTGCCAAACTTGGCGTTCAGTTAATTCAAGAAAACAAAAACCTTGACGTCAACGGCAAAGCTAAAGAACAAGCAAATATTGAAAAGCGCCAAGAAGAAATTCAAAAAGCTGCTGAAGAAAACAAACAAAAGTTAGAGAAGCTTCAAGCTGCTTACGACCGTAACAGGACAGGAGGCGTGCCTGGTACGTACCTACCTGGAAACATCATCAAGATGATTCAGAACAATAACCTACAAGGGGTATTGCAGTATTTACGTTCTGGCCCTAAAGAAGGCGGGAAAGAAGCTGTTGGCGGTAGTGAAAAGTTTTTACAGTCTCTTGCGCAAACGCTGTTCTCGTTAAAGCTTGCTACAAATATCAAGTATGTTGATTCATTGCCTAACGATGACTTAGCGCAATACGATGCGGCTACAGATACCATATATGTAACGGCGCAAGGCTTAACCGCTTCTACCGTGTTGCATGAGGTTGTTCATGCTGCTACAGCTAAGATTGTTAATCTGTACATGACTGGCAAGTTTAAGCAGCTTACAGAAGACCAGATTAGAGCAGTTGAACACCTTGAAGAGCTGATGTATGAAGCTGCTGCGTCTCTTGCAACTACTCACCGTAATGCATTTGAAGTTGTTGGTAAAAACGCCGATGGTTCTCCACGTTATAGCTTGATGGAGTTCTTAGCGTACTCAATGACTGATGAATCATTTCAAATTGATTTAGTAGCGCTTCAGCCTAAAAAATCAAGCTCAATACAAAGACTATTACTGCCCGACGGATCAGTAGTTACAAATCTTCCAGAGAAGAAAAGCATGTGGTCTGAGTTGGCTATGACCATTGCAAAAATCATTGGTTTGGACAAGGTCTACTTCCAAAAAGACAAAGTACGCGAAGATGCGCCATACAACTACTTAATAGAAGTTACTTCATCATTCACCGATATCTTGGCCAAGCCAACAGAGCCAATCTATCTAAGCCCGCTTTCTGCAAAGAAGGCTGCCCCTACGCCTACGCCTCTTACAGCGCCAAAAGAACCAGAGTTCCGTGAGTCTGGTTTAACTGGCAAAGATGATTCATATAACCCAAGTAAAAGGGAAGACCCAACCGCCAATCGTGAAGCGTTTTACAAAATGTTTACTACGCGTGAAGGCTGGAGAAACATCACTCGTAAAGTGCAGGACAAAAGCTATGCGTCACGTAGTTTGTTTAGCAAGCTTGATAAAGCAAAGAAAATTAATCGTGATATGTCCGGCAAATTTAATAACTTTGAAGAGCAAGGTGATTTGTCTACAGGCGAGGCACGTCAGTTCTTGACTGATTACTTGCAAGAACCTTTAGATAACGTTCGTCAGGCTTTTCAAGAGTGGGTTAAGTTGTCTGGTATGAAAACTACTGAAGCACTTAATCAGTTTCATAGAATTATTGAGATGTTTCACGAGCCAGAACGTCGTAACGCTAAATGGGTCACGTCCGTGCCTTTAAGCAAAACACAAAACCTGACTCATAACGGCAAGCCAATTAGTGCTGCTGAGCGTCGTATTGCTATTCTTGGCGATCAGCGTACTGGCGCTGCCGGTTTAATTCATAAAGTTGATTTAACTCAACAACAACGGCAAGCCCTTTGGCAAGAGCTAACATCTCTTGCTGAAAACCATGCTGATCCATTAGGCGATAGCCCCCGTATTAGTGAGAAGATGCGCAAGCGTTTTGAAAAACCTGGGTCTACTCATAAAGGTATTGATATTAATAAAGATGCGCCTATTTATAACGTGCTTGGTATTGAGCAGGCTACTGTAGATAAACGTATGTCTGACTACATGGCAAAGAGTCCAGAAGAACGCGCAGCTATTGAGAAGATTCTTGCTGAATCTAAAGTGTTAAGCGACGCTACGGCTAAACTCAATCAGATCGGTAACTACTGGTCATCGCCTGTATCTAATCTGGTTGGCATGTACAACTATCAATACTACATGCCGTTCAAAGGCTTGTCTAAGCACAGTAATACTGATGAGTTAATTGATCCTGACAGGCATGGCAAGGAGATGCAAGAGGTAGAGCATTCAGCAGATGGACGATTTAAGACCTCTGACAATCCTATTTTGCAATTAATCAATGACGCATACAGATCTGCGGGGCGTGCGGGTCGTCGTAACTATACGCAGTCAATTAAGAATGCTGTTGAAGACGGTTCTATCCCCGGTAAGGTAGCCAAGACAATTAAATTTGAAGAGCGAAATACTGTTGATTTGTCTGAGTTCAAAGGTGGAGCAAATATATTTCATTACAACGCTGATGGCTCCATCGACATTATTCGTATTAGCGAGCCAAAAATTTTGAACGCGTTGCGTTACACATTCCGTGACGCAAATCCTCTGTTGGATTATGGTAACGCTATAACAGGATTTTTTGGTGCAATGCACACGCGCTATAACTACAACTTTGCGCCGCTTAACTTTGTGCGTGATACGTTAACTAACGCATGGACTATTGGTGCTAGCCGACAGATGGGTCCTATAGCCGCCGCTCAGTATCTAGGTTCTGTTAGCGCACAGATAGTTAAAAATGGTCTAGGCAAAGCGATGCAGGTTGCGTTGTTGGAAGAAAAAGGCGATGCGGCAAGTAAGAAGATGTTGCTTGATGCCGCTCAAGACCCGTTTGTAAGAGACATGCTTGAGTACCTGCGTTTCGGCGGTAAGACAACGTACTTGCAGGGTTTCTCCCTAAAGTCAAACCTTGAGCAGCTCAGCAAAAATACTATTGGCCGTTCACGGATTGTTACTAACTTAGAAGATGCTGGCAGGCTGATCGACACATGGAATAACATGTTTGAATTCACAGGCCGCACTGCTGCGTATACCATCTATAAAGACAGAGCTCTGGCTAAGAATATTAAAGAAGGCATGTCTAACACAAAAGGACCGCAAGGACAGATGTCTCCCGCAGAGCGGGCTGCCGCAGTAGAAGCAGCAGCGTTTGTAAAAAATCTTGCTAACTTTGAAAAGGTTGGTGAGATAGGGCGTGAGTTAGGCGCGTTATATATGTTTATTCGCCCTGCCGCCACTGGCGCTGTGCGTGCAATTGAGGCTGTAATGCCTGCCTTTACTCGTGAAAAATACGAGGAAGCTGATCTGCCCCCACAGATTGCAAATGACCCCGCAGCTAAAGCTGAATATATTAAGAACTTTAAAATAGAACGTATGTATGCGCAAATCATGGTTGGCGCATTAATGGGCGCTGGATACAGCTTGTATCTACTGTCTATGCTTGGCGCTCCTGATGATGAGTGGAAACGCAATAACACTAAGACTGACAACATGGAGCAGTGGACTCGCTTTGCGCGATTCCACATTCCAAACGAAGTATCTCAAAGCATCGGTCTTGGCAAAGACGTTGTATTCCAAATTCCTTGGGGCTTTGGCTTGGGGGCGTTTGCTGCCGCAGGTGCTCAGATTGCCGGTATGACAATTGGCAACGCTTCTATTAAAGAAGGCTTGGGTAACATTGCTGGTACTATTTTGTTGGATTCATTCCTGCCTTTACCGATATCTAAAATTCCAATTACAGAGTCACCTCGGAATTGGCTTATAGATTCAATTACGCCTAGCGTTTTAAGACCTTTGGTTGAGTTCTCTATGAACATGAACGGCATTGGGCAAACTATTAATAGCGCTTCTCAGCGCCGTATGGGTGATGCGTTTACTGGTAGTGACCGCATCCCAGAAATTTACAAGGACGCAGCAAAGTGGTGGTTTAGGACAACAGAAGGTGAAGGCCTTTTAGGTGTACCCGGTGACCTTAGCCCCAACAGTATTTATTTCTTAGCCAATAGCTACTTAGATGGTCTCTCTAAGATTGCTGAAATTACATACAACTGGGCAAACCTTGATAAAGGCGAGAAAGAATTTAGCCCTAAGAATGACATCCCATTGTTTGGCTCGTTCTTTGGCGCTAAGACCAACGTTGATTCTCGTAGATACGGTAAGGTTGAAGAGAAAATCAAAGAGATTGACAAGCGTCTTGTCTCTATGGAGAAAGATGACCCAGTTCAGCATGCGCTGTATGTGGCTAAGAATCCTCTGTATCCAAGCATTGTTGAAGCCTATCAGTCTAAGCAGGGTGAGTTAAACGCGCTTCGCCAGAAAGCTACTGAGATTCGCACCATGAAGTACTTGAGTCCAAAAGATCGTGATCAGATTTTGAAAACGATTACGCTTGAGCAGAACATGCTCAAATACCAAATGGTCGAAGAGTTTAAAGTGCTAGGCATAGAGCCTTAACGAATGCGCCAAGCGCGGACTCCAAGATGGTTGTCTTTGTGCGTGACATAGCACTTGACTCTCACGTTGGCGCGCTTGGCTCCACTTTCTAGAGCGTAGATTATCTCGGCAGGGCGCAAGGTGGGGATGAAGAAACTCTCCCCCACCTCCATCACATCAAATGGAAAGATCCACTCTGGCTCTTTGATATCACTCGGATTCATTGAACAAGTCGTTTGGCATCTCAGTCTTGAACCAATAGAGATATGCGGGATCGGTACTGATTGCTGACTTCCATCCAGTAGTGAGTCGTCCCTTCTTGTCATCTACAAGAATCTTCTTGTCACGCATATCAAACTCAAACTCGCGGCTGCCAATTTTGCGCTCCGCCAAGAACTTCTTGAACTCAGTCTTAGATACTTGCAAGAGACCTTCTTCGCTGACGATGCGCCCTACAATCTGGCCCCGTGGCTCCATAGTGACCTTGCCATCTTTGAGTACAAGAATGTTGCCCATGTTCTTATTAATGAAGTCGCCCAGCACAGATTGATAGTCAGTGCGGTTAACCTTTACAACATTGTCTCTAATCTCAATCATCTTTAAAACTGCTTCATGGTATATGCGGTCAAGTTCCCATGCAGTGATATTGGCTTGATTAGCTATGTCTGCGCCACCAAGATTAGTACCGACCAAGTTCTTGTAAAACCGATACTCTGCGTAGTTGCCAAAGTCAGTTAAGAATTTTTCTTCCCACTTGGCAATGTTGTCCAGCACATAGTTGTCGCCTTGCTTCATGATGTGCTGTATAAACATCGGACCTGCATGACCGTAGTTGTATTTGAACGCATCAAAGATGTATTCACCAAGCTTGGCGTCGTGGTTCAATATGCTTGGGCGGAAGACTTCAAACTCAATCAGACGTGCTGCTTCTCCGTCAGGATTCATTTTGACGGATTCTAACTTGCCATATATGCCGTGGTTAGATGTCAACACTGCGGTCAATGATGCGGACATCTCGTATTCCCGTTCAGCGTTGACCGAACCCTGCATACGAATCTTGGCTTTACCGTGTGATACGTTATGAATCAACTGTCCCAAATCTTCAGCCTTCTTATCGCCTACTTCATCAAGACCAAACATCAAGCTGTGCAGTCCAAGATAGCGGCCTGTTAAACCGTTGTCTGTAGCGCCCACCACGCTCAAATCTTTAGGGTGTCCAAACACGCTAAGCCCTGCATACATCGCACCTGTCTTGGCGTTACCTGACCTGCCTGTCAAACTCATCACCACGCCAGATGTAGACGTGTAGCACATCAGGGGGGAACCGAAACCACTCATTGCGGCAAAGGCATGTAATTCAAACTGTGGCTTGTTTAGATAATCCATTGACTCACGCCAACGCGCAAAGGTTCCGTTCTTAGTAATGTGGCGCGACAAGCCACGAACAAATGGAGATGATGGGGCTTCAATGATTTCGCCAGTGCGGGTAATCTCTTTTCTGCCTATGACGAAGCTTCGGTTGTCCCACTCTTTGTCTGTGCGGTCTTGTGTCCAACCCATCTGCATGCGCATCTGTAACGCTTTGTCAGTTGTCTGGAGGTACTGCCCCCATTTGATGATGTAGTTCATAAGGTGTTGGTCGTGGTGTGAAGCAAAGAAAACTCCATTGCTGGACATGATTGCTTTGAGCGCTTCTTTGGCGTACACCTGCTTCATGGGCAGGAGAAATTCGCGTTCCCCGTCAAACGGAAGAATCGTACGCATCTGCAAGCACTCGCCATCGTGCGGGCTCACCATGCGTTTAACTGGAAACAAATCATGCGCTAAGATCAAGATAGGGTCATCTTGATGTTTTTTGCCTTGCTTGTCTGTCTTAGGTGCAGGGACAAAATATATACCGCCATTCTGTCCACGCACAAATGGCGTCATGAAGTCGGGGAAATCAGGAACTTTTTGGGTATTCGGGACTTCCCAAACTGCGTCCTCTTTATTTGGCGCTGGGGCTGGTTTAAAGACTCTTGCAAGTTGAATTGGGCTTGTGATCTTTCCTCTGTGCTGACATCCCTCGCATCGACTGGGGTAGTCGCCAATAAACCACTCGCAGGTTCGTGGAGCAGGAAAGCGGCTTGCCTTGTCTTCTGTATCTTCATAGTTGTACTTTGGGTATGGTTTGGATAACTCATGGATAGCGGTAGCGCCATCGTCACAGAACTTAGCGACAGCTAAACCTGCAAACCACAACGGCTCTGGTAATGTGGCGCGGTTCTCCCAGATGTATTTAATTTGTTCACATCCATCCCCTGCCAAACTTTTTTCTACTAGTGTCTCAAATGACTTTGCAAAGTTGTCTAGCTTTAGAATTGCTTTGGTATCTTCATCAACGCCCTTGGGGATACTTGCAAGGATGTCTTGAGCAGTGAGTTGTTCTTCTGTGAGCGGCTCGGCTTCTGCAACAGTCTCTACGCCTAAGAACTCTTTGAACTCTTGCCAGCTATAAGCAAAGACCTCATCGCTGACAACTGACGTTGGCTCTGGTGGATCAAACTTGTAGTTAAGCGTGTCAGGTGCGCGCATGATACGAGCGGCATCTGCTGTAACTACTGGGTCAATAGATATATGCTGGAGGCATAACGCTTTGAACTTCTCGGCGGCTGGCTTCCACTCGTCTCGTGGAATGTCCTCATCCATGATCCAGTAGGCATGGACCCCGCCACCTGAGTCAATCACCACTGGGTCAGGTAGCCCAGTCTCCCCAATTAGTTTGTAGAGCGCCGTGTGTGCGTCGCCTTTCGATTGATAGTCTTTGTCCGCACCAACATCTAAGTCAATGAAGAACGATCGCACGAAGAGGCAGTCATCTGCTTTCCTGCTATAACCCTCGAACGTTCCAAGTGCAACGAAAGTGTTGACTCCCTTTTTCTTGAACGTCTCTATCTGTGCAAATACGTCGTCAAGTGTCTCTGCAAATTTGTTTGAAACCTTTTTGTCAGTCCCAATGCTTGTAATGCAATAGACACCCTGCGTTGGCAATGCTTTCTCGTAGAATTGTTTTAACATGTCTCGCCAGAGTTGAAAAGAGCGGGACTATGCCCGCTCGGTGAATGGGTGGGGGTACTAACCGCTCGTCTGCAAGCTTTCAAAAAGCATTACGCAGCTTTCCCCCCGATTTTTATTTAGTCAAATTTTCTCCCGACCATATCTTCAAGGTACGTTTTAGCCGCCGCAGTGTTCTTTGCTGGAAGAATACCTTTGGCAGTGTCACTCTCAATCAGGTCAGTCAGTGTCTCAACCTTAACAAGGTTGTTGTGGCGCAAAGGTTTGCCACGGAACCAACTAAAGACCGTCATGCGAGTTACTTCCAACGCATTAGCTACATATTTTGCAGGGAGGTTTGCCTTCACACAAGCAAGTGCTAACGCAATGCCAGCCCTGTTCGGGTTAGCCTTGTGCAACTCAATCAAAAAAGCTTCGCTGTATGTCCGTGACATTCCTATTCCTTATTTCTTAGACCACTTCTTCACCACGTCAGAGATGTCTTTCTCATCCGCAGTGGAGGCTTTCTTTGACTCAACCTTGACAGGAGGCGCTTCGTCTTCTACGACTTCGTTGCGGTGGCTAGGCACTTCAACTTCACCTGTGCTATCCGCTTGGAAGACGTTCATCTTGATAGCGGCTTCAGCGGCAGGGCTCTTGGCTTGTGCGGCAATCGTCAACAGATCGTCGTCAGGAACCTTACCAGCTGGTGAGAACACAACCTTTGGCGTAGGAGATTTTGTATCGAAGGCCATCCTAGTGATCACCCGGCCAGCGCTCACATTGTGCGACGCCAAGTGTTGGATGTACGGACGAAACGGGAAGCGACCATTGTCTTCCTTACCGAACGCTGACGTAGCAGGCAACACCAACTGCATCACATCGCCTGATGGATCGTTGGGCAACACCACGGCTGTGCGCCATGACAGACGGCAAGCTGTACCTGTACCGCCTTGACCTGAGCCTTTAACTGATTTAGGGCAGTCTAGGCAAGTGGAAGCAAGAGGGGTCTTGACATCCGCATCGGGCTTCTCTGAGTCCGTAGACCAGCACACTGGGCTGACCTTCTGACCTTCTTGGTACGTTGCGTCGTAGAACATACGGGAGGCTTTGTGAGCCATCTTGACAAAAATCACGTTCATGTGGCGGTCTTCGATAGCACCGATTTCTTTGCCACCAGAATACTTGCGGAACACACCGCCCTTGATGGAGATTCGTTTGCTACCTTGACGAGCGCCACCTGCAACGGCAAGTGTGTCTTCATCTAAACCAGCGATAGGGGTCATTGCACCGCTGAACATTGTTGCGAGATCGTTACTCATAATAATTTTCCTGTTACTAAATTGAACTTAATTAGAAGGCTTACGAACAACAATCGTAAATTCCTTCATCACATTCACGCCGGGCGGGAGACCTTCTCCTTGATGCTCAGCCATGAACTCCTTGAAATTGCCCTGATGGATACGTCGCTCCAGCAAGTCAATCGCCTCGTTGTCTAGAACAAACTTCTTGAAGTTGTCCCAGTCGTTTGTAGTAAATCGTTCCTTGAGAGACCGAATCACTGTACCGCTTTCAGTGCGGATACTACTTGCGTTGGTATCGTTGCACACTGTCAGCATAGATTGCTCTAGCAGTTTCATCTCCTGCTCTAGCTCACCGTCTTGAACTTCCCAACTCGATTTGAGTTTCTCACGTTCAGTTCGTATTGTCAAGTATATCTTGACTAATTCATCAAGATTTAACTCAGTAGTTTCACTCATATTCCCAACTCCTGTTTGTACAGATCAACCAAACCTTCATGGGAATCAACCTTGCCTTGCAACATCTGATAGACCTTGCGCTCAGCTTCCGAACCTTGCAGGTGAACAACTGTCATGCTGTTTTTCTGACCGACTCGGTCAATACGCGCAACGCATTGTAGATAGGTCTCCACGCTCATAACGGGCGACCAGAACACCACAGTGTCAGCGGCAGTCAGTGTGACTCCGTGTGAAGCGGCCTGCGGTTGAATAACTAAAACTCGTGGATCGGTTTGCGTTTGGAATCGGTTGATGATTTCGGACCGCTCCCTTGCAGGTACGTCTCCGTTAATAACTTCATTGGCTACTCCTTGTGAACTTAAATGACGTGCGACTAATACGATGGTGTGTCGAAACGGAACAAACACGACTACCTTGTGCTTGGTCTCTTCCAACACCTCCATCAGTGCATTCAGGCGTGGTGTCACGTCAAACTCCACCACCTCCTTGTCGTCGGTATAGATCGCTCCTCCCGACAACTGCAACAACTTACTCAGCTTGGCTGCCGCGTTAACAGCGCTGATCTGTTCACCCGCTGCTTCTATCAGCAGTTGATTCTTTAACTCACGGTAATATCTGTTTACCTGGGCCGTCAGTGGTACTTCGCGGGTCTGGTACACCAACTCAGGCAGGTCAAGACAATCGGCCTTCTCAAAGCGTATAGCGGGTTGTAGAGCGCCAAACACTTCTTGTTGAGCGATAGCCCTTGGTATCCATTTAAACTTGCTGATGGGCTGCATAACGCGATCGCGCCAAGCCGTGAAGTACTTGGGTACGCCAGCGGGATTGACTAGCTTTGCCAAGCCAAAAGCATCCAGTGGTGATTGTGAGGCGGGTGTGCCTGTCATCATCCAAAGGCGGGTCGAAGGGGTAATCAGTTTAGCCAAGGTCTTCCAACGTTTTGTAGATACTGTTTTATATGCGTTGGCTTCATCAATTACAATAAGGTCAAACCCTACTTTACCAATATCTTCTTGAACAATTCCCACACCATCGTAATTGATGATGACAAACTCGTACTCTCCGTTAATGATCTTCTTACGCTTGGACGCTTCGCCATAGGCTACTGCAACTGATCTGTGCATTGCGGTTTTAAAGATGTCAGCCTGCCAAGCGGAGTACATGATAGATAGGGGGCAGATAACGAGAACCCTCTTGACAAGCCCCAACTGCATGAGGTAGTCAGCCGCCCAAATAACCGAGGATGTTTTGCCTGTACCAGCTTCATTGAAACAGAAACAGCGGTCTCTTAAAGCAAGGAACGATGCTGTAACTTTTTGGTGAGCAAACGGTTGGTACATACCGGGCCATTTGTACTCTTTGAGCATTGGGTTAGGAGCATCTCCATATACACGTACAAGGCGTTGCATCTCGGGTACGCCCCAGTACACCACTACCTCCGCCATCGTGCCATCGTCTTTCAGTACCTCACATCGTTCTATGTGTCCCAAAAGAAATTGCAAGTCGCTAGATGGGATCACCATCCGAACAACTGTGTCATCTACTACATCCATACTATTCCTTACTATGTTAAAACGTAGCCCCTTACGGGGGCTAATCGGTCAAGCCTGTCGTGTACGAAAGGAGAGGGAGATCTAACACCGCTTGACTGACATGGTTATAAAAGGGGTCGGCAACTGCAAGATCAACACACCCCCCAAGCCTACTCACTCATGCCTAACAGTAGAGATTATTTCTTGCGTTCTTTCTTGCTAGTCTCTGACACCAAGTTTCCTTTGGAGTCACGCTTGAATGAACGATTCTTTGCCGCGCTCTGAATACGCAGACCATCTTTGTTTGAGCCACCTTTGTCGAGGGCTTTAACGTGGGATACATCCTTACCTTCACGCTTATCAGCCTTACCATTGCCGTTGGAGTCTGAGCCTGTCTTGTCTATCGCACGACGCCCTTTCTGACGCTCCATACGACGCTCATGTTCGCCACGGGCTTTCTGTTGCTGATACTCTTTGTCGTAAGGGCGGGGTTTATTAACGTAAGCCATTATCTTTCCTTGTGATGAGGGCAAGTGTTCACAGGACACCAGCCGCAAAGGGGTGATGGATTGGGGTTCCAAACATCGTTTGCATACGATGCCTCCATTCTACCCAAGTCAGAATAGAATGCGTCCCATAGTTGTGGTATGTCTTCCCTAGAATATTCTTCAGTCATGAAACTGTTATGTACTACGAAGAGTAAACCCGCTTTGATTCGATTGATCTGTGGGTAATGAGCAAACGCCATGAGCGCCATCAGCTTTAACTGTTTTGGCTCAGGGTACTTGTTGCTTCCCGTTTTGTAGTCGATGATGAACGCAGTGTCTCCGTCGATGATCATCAAGTCCACGATGCCGCGCACCCAGTACCCCTTGTTGTAATCGCATGCCTTGCCTTCGGCATCAAGCGCCATCTTCTGTTCGGGATACCTAGTTCCCTCAATCTCCATGAGCGTATCAAGCACAGGTTTGAACTGTAAATAGTTCTTAGCGAGAGGTGTGCCTTCTGCGACATAGTTTTCACAAGCCTTGTGTACCTCATTGCCATACGTCATCTGCGCGGTCGGCTTAATATAGAAGCGCTTAAGTACCTTGATTTCTTGGTACTGCTTGGGGCAGTTGAGGTACTGCTTATAGGACGAGAAAGACCATGTGAAACTCATATCGGTGCGTCCTCTTGATTGTCAGGGTTAAACTTAGGGACTCGGTTGCCCGTGTCCTTGGGGTTTGGGAATGGCGGGAAAGGCCAAGTTGTATTTGACATATTAACACTCTCCGTAGGTTTGTGCAAACTTTGCTTCACAAGTTACGGGTAAACCCCTAGCCCACTTAGGTGGCGTAGACATGCACTCAATGATGAACGCCATCGCCTCGTCCTTCTCAGCCTCAGGAACCACGATCACTGCCGCATCATGCACAGTCAGGGCAACGCGATACTTCTCGTTAATTTTAATCATCTGCTCTCCCACTATGATTCGCGCCAAGGCTTGAACTACGTTCTCAACTAGCGACCCACCCCACAGTGACACGGGACCTTTGCGCGACTTGTAAACATACTGAGACTTGGATTCTGACGTATCCAGCTTGAGGTCTGGGTATCGGATCATTAACCCATTAGGCAGGTGTACGCCTTCCTTTGTGATCTTGAGGCACTTATGTTTGCCGTAATAGTAGGGCTTGATCTTGGCTTCCCAGTTGGCTAAGTCTTTGATTACTTTGTCGCCTGCTGTCCACAGATCAATTACTTTGTTATTAGCGTCGCGGTATGTTTTAACAAACTCTTTAGCCTCATCCTCAGTGACGACTGCGCCGGGCGGTTGAGTCTTGAGCGTGTGCTGTAACTTTAATGCCCCAGTCCCGTAGCCTAGACCCAAGATGCAGGTCTTACCCACGAAACGTTCCACTGGGTTAGCCTTGCTTATGGGGCGTTCGTATATCTTGGTTGCAAACAGGGAGTAGACATCCTCCCCGTTGCGGAACTGCTCAACCACATCATCCTGTCCTGCCAGCCAGACGAGGACACGCGCCTCAATCTGAGAAGAGTCACAGTTGATAACGATATGGTCGTCAGGCGCTACGACTGCATTCTTGAGGGCTTTCTTTTTCTTATCTCTACTTGGTAGATTTTGGAAGTTAACCTTATCACTTCCTGCCCAGCGACCAGTATGCGCTCCGTAGTATTTGAGTGGGATTGGTAGGCGTCCCTTGTTGCGTTTGCCAACGTCAATGAATCTTTCAATCCTTGATTCTTCGATGGTAGATTTTGTGCCGAGTCGCACCGCGCATAGCTGTTGGATAAATGGGTCATCATGTTCTGTGAGTTTTAAGAAGCCTTCGTCGTTCTTTGCCAACGCATAGGTCTGCTTGCCTGTTGTCTTGCTTTCTTTCATGGGGACTTCAACCCCGCGCTCGACTAACACTTCAGCAAACTGTTTATTACTGGCTAGTCGTTTACGCACCGCCTCTGCGGTCTCACATTTTAACCTCTCCATCAAGCCTTCAAGCAGTTGCTCTTTCTCGTCTTTCAGTTCGTCGTAGCGCTCTTGCAGTAGAGCATCATCAACAAAGAACACAGGATGCGTAAACATTCGCAGAGTCATGTCGATTAGCTTCATCTCGTTCTCAGGAAACGCGCTCGACAATATCTTGAATAGCTTGAGGGTTAGGTCAACGTCGTTCTTGCAATACTCTCCGTATCGCTCGAGTTCTTCTTTAGTGAAGCTAAGTCGTGCTTTGCCTTCAGCGGCAATCACTTCCTCGCCCTTGATGCCAATCTCGTAGCGTTCAGCCAACGCCTTGAGTGAGCCACCTGCCTCAACGCCATGAATCGCTCTCGCCATACATAGAGTGTCGAACATGAACGCGGGCGTGATGCCGTAGATCCAACTAAGAATTGCTCCATCGAAGAGGGTGTTGTGGCACAGAAGCGCGCTGCTGCCCCAGTCAAACGACGCTAAGAATTCTTTTAGCTTATCCTTACCGCCTGATACCCAGACAGTCGGTTGCTCGTCTACCTTCACGCCCACACCGATAACTTCAAAACGCTTGTCGCGTATGTATTCCTCAGTGGTCTGATGCTTGAAGCCTAGCTTGATCTTGCTATCGTAGTAGGTCTCAAAGTCAATCGTTATCAGTGACATTTGGTTTCTCTAAAAGTTTTTTGTAGTACGACGCAGGGAATGGCGCTTTCTTCTCTAAGAGTGTTCGCAACCATTCCGCACCGCCAAGTTGGTTAAGTATCAACCACTGCTTGTCGGATAGTCTGATCTGCCTGCCTATGAGAGGCGCGGGGGGTTTCGGTCTCGGCATTTTCTCTCTTTAATAACTGGTTTCAAAATAGCATCCCACTGAGTCATGGGTCGCTATCTAACAAATAGTATAGATACAAAAAAAGGCATGGCGAACCATGCCTTCGGGGTTTACTTCAGTGTGGCGATTTCACGAGAAAGATACCATTGCGCTTTGCGCAAGTCTTCTAACTGATTGCCCTTGAGTCCTGACCTAGTAATGTATTTGACGACATTACCCAAGTTGTACCCAAGCTTCTTCGCCTCGATGAAGTCAATAGTTTCGATCCCACCTGAGGTGTAGTGTGTAGGGTGATTCACTGAGTCATGTTGGGAAATAGCTTGATTCACGTCAGCTACAATTTCCTCCGCCTCTGCCACAGTCATACCCTTGGGTAAATTATTAGGTCTTACGATTTCAATACGCTTTGCCAAGTCTCTCAATCTGATCATGCGATCTTCAATGGTCTCGCCATGTTCTTGTAGGTATGATGCCCTTGCCTTGCTCATCAACACATAGGTATATGCCTTGGTAGTGCCGAGAGCCTTCATTACATCTGCGGTTTTCATGCGTGGATTTCTCTCCAACAATGCGCGAGCCTGTGCGATTTTATTACGTTTCATTTGCCTTCTCCTTTTTGGTTTGGCGTTTAATTGATACGATTCCAACACTATGTTGGTCTCGTGCTTCCTGCATAGCATCTGCAATCTCATACGCAGACTCGGCTAGTAGACTCGTTACTGTTCCTCCTCTCATCAGTAAGCCCACCAACGCAAAGCCAGCGTGTAGGTCACGCAGATTGCTACGATCTTCATCATTCATAACTGCTCCAATAGACGCGTTAACGCATCGATGTTCGTCTCGTCAATAACGAGAGTCAGACCGCCTTGTGATCGGATGGCTGACATGTGTTTCTCTTGTAGGGCAGTTGGCTTGTTGCCGTTCGCTTTCGCTTCCACCCCGATGAACCTCCCTCTGTAACAAATCACAAAGTCAGGGACACCTGACGCACCATACCCAGTGCCAATAGGCATGGTGTAGTAAGCCCCCTTTGCGTGGAGAATATCTTTGATCTTCTTCTTGACTGTACCCTCAGGCGTCATTTTGTATCCCACCTTTCAGTGACTCTAAAGTTGGTCGATCTACAACTAAACAGAAGTAGGTCTCGCTCGCTCTCCACCCAACCTCATCGAGTTCGGGGAAGTCGGTGTTTGTATAAAGTGTCATCCTAATAATTCTTGAATCAAGCATGTACCTCCCCTCACTGGCAAGAATCATTGCGAACTTAGACTTCAACACATCAGGCAAAGTATCATCGGTGTATATGCGATGAAACCCATCAGCCACATACACGATGTACTGCTCGTCTACCTTACGCACAGGCAGACGTATTAACTCCCATTTCTTGGGATGAACCACAGGACTCAGTTCCCCAATCAAGTGGGGCATGGGGTAGCCATCCATGAGTGTTCGTAGTTCGTGGGTTGACTGCTATAAAAGAATACTGCATCAAGCCCTTCGTCATACTTGTCCCATATCGGGAAGTTCAACACGCCAAGCCTGCGACATTCCTTACTCTCATAAGAGACTTTCATCATTGTCATCAACGGCACTAGTTCGGGATACTCTTCGATCGTTCTGACTCGCTTAAAGTCTTCAATGATCTCGTACTCCATCTTGCTCGTATCACTATGCAATACTGTCATCTTGAATTTGCCTATGAGTAAGTGTTTGTAGTCGTCTATGCCAATGAGATAGAAAGGATTCTTAAAGAACCGCTTGGACTCTTCTCTCTTTATATCTCGTATCTTATCAGCTTCTTTGTAAATGTCAAGTGTATTTTTACATTTATTTAGGTCTAATGGCACAGAAAGACCATTGGTACTTTCCCCTAGTAAGGTAGCCAACATTGCATGAATCTCGTCAGGCGTAAAAGAGTTCTGCTTATCGCTATTACCCATCGACTGGCGCAGAGCGTGAACACCACTCCTGATATGCTTTACTTTGTTGTCCATGATGTCTTTCTTACTACGCACAGCGGCCTGGCGCTTTAGTACTGCCATGAGTGAAGAAAGTTTTGTACTACGAATCGTCTCTCTATCAGACTGGTCTGACCCCCGAGACTTGGCGTAGTAAGGTGTGCGGAAACAATACTCTATCTGATCATTGTTAGCGCCACCCAAGCTTGTAGTCCACACCTTGCACACCGCCAGCCCATTGGGGTGACACATCATGTAAGAATCTTTATCTTCTTGCGGATAGCCTACATTCATTACCTTTCCCATGACCTTCAAGCCATACTTGAATTGCAACTCACGCACCAGTGGGAGTACATCTGAGTGAAGCAACTCGTTCAGTTCATCCTCAGAACCAAACCCATCAAGAAAATATCTGCTAAATGTGTATGTCATATCTCTCTCCTTAAAAGTTTATTGCCCGTGCCGTTGCGTTGATTGAGTATCCCAACGCCTCGATCTTTTTGATTGCATGTAGCGTGAGAGTCTTAGTCCCTGCTATGTCTGCAAACAGTTGTGCCTTCTCGCATAGGGGGTAGTACTTCAATGTCCCATATACATCTCTCACCTCCACTCGAATAACATTAGTCATACTGTTTCACCTCCACTCCATCAACCATGACTGTGTAGCCCCACTCGCTAGGCGGATACATCTCTCCATTAACATACTCAACCTTCTTGAACACTTGCTCATGCGCTTTGTATATCTCCTTGTTCAGTCTGCGCTTGAGATTCAAGAACATCGTGTGCGGTGTGTCCTCGTGTGCGCTATACCTAGAAAAGTTTGTGTCCAAGAACCTTCGTAAGTTCCAACGCATACTGCCAATATCCCAACCCATCATGTAGAGCATTGCTGCATCAAGCGGTGCGGTGTGGATAAGGGCTTCGGCTTTCGCTGAATACACTGTGTGGTCTTGAGCAATGTCTCCACCCATGTGATCGTTCATCACATCGCCCATAGTTCTCACAAACACCTCGTAGTCCATAGCCTTGGTCATCACCTCGGTCGTGGCATAGAAGCTTGCGTAACTAGCCAGTAAGTCTTTGCCTACCTTGCGATCGACTTTCCTACCAATGACTGTGATTGGCTTGGTTGGTTGCATACTTTCACAGTTGACACGCATGCCGTAATAGATTGGGTACGCACCACGCTCGCCATTGCCATGAAGTCTTCCTGTCCATACCATCCCACCCATGCGTGAGTTAGTAGATAACTCACCATGCCCATAAGCAGACAAGATGCCTCGGTCACCCTGTCCATAGCTATTGCTAGTGAACTCGAACGTATTGTCAGGTCGCACAACGCCAAGAATGTTTGGCGACACCTCGTAGGTGTAGTACTCCCATGTCCCATCACCATGCTGATAACTGCGCAGTTTGGTTGAGCCTTCCTTGGCAAGATTGTCATGCTCTGCCTTCGTCAAAGTAACATGCTTCCATCGCTGACCATGAACGATGTCAAACACGCGTTGTCCCTCCTCCTCTCGCACAAGAAAGTATTTGGTGTTATGTCTACGGCTAGCAATAGGGAATCTATTTACAGACCCACGATAGGGTGAGACGCTATTTGAGATGCCATTGAGCCTTACGTAATTCAGTCCTTGCATTCTTTCTCTCCTTGAAGTTTGTCTAATTCAACTAACACTTGTCGCCACATATCGACCTGTAATTCACCGACTGTGTTCACTTGTTCCAACGCATACAGATGCGCAGAGTTGGGGAAATGTTCTAAGAGACTTCTTGCTATCTCGTCTACATATCGATATTTCAATTTCTCTTGTCCTTTCTGCTCTGCAGTCCAGTACTCCATAGAAGTCACTTCTAACCACAGTGAATTAATCGTCACCGAACTTAA